GATGAAGATATTTCTTTGCTCAAGGGTAGAATCATTTCTCTTAAAGAATATCTTGAAAACAAGAAACAATATGAACAAGAAAAAGCAGAAGGTCGTGCGGTAAGAGAAGCACCTACTCCACCGCCAGCAATAACACCAACAAAAAGAGTATCTGATAAATCAATATTTGCACCAAAAGAAGCAGCACCTTCTGGCGCACCATTAGCAACACCAATTAAAGGTAGCCCAAGTGATGTGCCTTCTGGACAACCACTAACTAAGCCAACGGGTAGTTTAGACAACATTACAAAGAAAGCAGATCCTGGCGTAGATACTTCAAAATTTAACCCTGAGTTTCAGCGCCGTATTGAATTGATGGCATCAGCATTTAAACAAGAAACTGGCAAAATGCTGACGATCACTTCTGGTTATCGTTCAAATGAAAAACAAAAACAATTATATGATGCTGACTTAGCGAAGAACAATGGTAAGCCTAGCGGTAAAGTAGCACAACCAATGGCGCCTTTAGGGCAAGGTGCTGGTAGTGTTCACATGAAAGGCTTGGGTATTGATATTAATAGTATAGGGTCAGCTGGTCTGAACGAACTTGCTGGGCCAAGAGACAAGTCAAAGGGTTGGTTAGAAAAGTTCGGTCTGATTCGTAATGTCAAAGGTGAAGATTGGCATGTCACTATAGCGGGCGCACCAGCAACGCCAGATGATGCAGAAGTTCCCGATAAATTAGGAAATGCAATTGACGTTGCAACAGGTAAAGTCGTTGAAGGTGCTAACATAGGAAAATCATCGAATGAAATTGCAATGGAACAGCGTCAACAATCAAAACCACAAAAGCCGAAAGTTATAAACGCAGGCATCACAAACAACACTACAATTATCTCTGAAGAAAAAATTCTTCACGCAACATAAAAAAACGGCACCCGAAGGTGCCGTCGCAGTCGATTAGTGGAGGATTAATCTTCTGCTAGAGACTTGAAATAATCTAGTTCTTCATCTTCAATGTCTGGTGAAGAACGTGGTGTAAACTCTTCAGCCTTTGTCTTAGAAACTGGTGCAGTACCATCAAGACCAAGAACCTTATCAAGTTTTGCTTTCAACACATCATATGACTTAAAGTTTTTGGGATCAAGAAACTCTTTGAGTGAATATTCTTTTTTCCACAGTGCTTCAAGTTTAGCATCATCACCATCAAACAATGCTGAAGGAGATTCAAACTCAGACTTGTCATAGTTGCGATAACCTTCAACTTGACGAATCTTGATTTTGAAATTAGCACCATCCCAGAAGTCAAATGGATTAATTGCTTTCTCATCTTCAAACTGAGGATTCATTGCTTCAGTCAGTTTGTCGAAAATTTTCTTACCAAACTTGTACAGTTTGATTTGACCTTCGTTCTCTGGATTCTTAGGATCAGAAACGATCAGCACATTTGAAATGTATGTAAGACGGCGCTTCTGCTTACGTGCGATTTCTTTATTTGCTTCGATACCAGAGTTCCACAACACAGAGTTATACTCTGATACTGGGTCTTTCTGATTCAAAGTAGTCAAAGAGTTTTCGATATACCAGCCACCCGGACCTTGAAAGCCGTGATTGAAAACACGAACCCAAGGAAGTGCATCATCACCATCTACTGCTGGTGCTGGCAGAAAACGAATCACTGCCATACCGTTGCCAGCTTTGTCTGTTTCTGGTTGCCAAAAACGATCATCGTCTTTAGAACCTTCTGCTGGAGTGTTAATTGATTCAATCGCTTTGGTGAGTTTGTCGAACGAATTGCGATTGCGTTTGAGAGAAGAAAAATCTGCCATATTGTTACCTCGTATAAGTTAGTTTATTAAAAAGTATGTGCGTCTTGTCCACGTGATTCATTATATACTGATATATATGTGTCGTCAAGAACAGATTGCACGATTTTTATCGTTTTCGCCGTGTCTTTGTGAAGAATGCCTATGCCACCTGCCATATTAAAATCATCAATGACATCTTGGGTATCATCAATAATTACAATGTCGGATTTGGCGTAGTCTGCTTTCAAATGACGACCAGGTACGATATTGGCTTTAAAATCAATGTTATAATTTTTCAACCAAACCTTTTTCTGCCGCTTTACTTCTTCGTGATGCATACGACCACCAGAAGAAGAAAGTATCTCTACAGGTATATCCAGTGAGATAATGTACTTCATTAATTCTTTACCACCAGGATACCATTCAAGTGTTTCAAAATTTTTGCCGTCTACAAAACGATTCCAATTATCATCATGTTTTTCACCACGTTCACGGCTGCTTGATGCTTTTTGTTGAAAAAGTTCTTTGTATCTTTTACCAAAATCAGAAAGAACACCATCCATATCAAGATATATTTTTTGTATTCGCATCGTATTCCTTTTTGAGTATGAGTTTGTATTTTGTTGGTTCGAATGGTATGAATGGTGTGTATTTCTTTATTTTTTTACTGACGTTTGGATAATGAATCGTGTCACCAATCTTTCGATCCCACGATGGTAGAAACTCAAGCACTTTGTTCAGTATGCACACAGTCTCAAGTGAGATTTCCTCATGTAGCAACTTGATCAATAGTTCTGGATATTCACCATCGTGCGACATAAACAAGTCATTTGGCTTGCCATGACTCATTAATGATTCAATCTCATTCGTAAAGGTATACGTCAAAGACTGAATAATCTTTTGTCGTTTGCGATACTCCTCATCAGATTCATTGGTGAGAAGATGCCCTACCCAGACATCCTGGTTATGAACCAAATTAGCAACAAGAAAATCACGGCATATATCAACATTTGCGAATCTCCGACTTAGTTTGTAAAAGTGCCATTTATCTTTTCGATTCTCAAATGCTTCAATGCTTGTGCTTACTTTACCGTGATACTTAAAGTAATCGTAAGAATCTGAATTAAAGTGTAGTTTGAGAGAAGTGTATAAACAGAATGCTTCATAGCCCGTCATATCGGTAAACGATTACCTTTCACTTTTAACATATTTAAACGTTCTGCTTGCTCATGAATCTTTGACTTTAGATTTGGTGTGATGAGTGAAGCAGCAACTTCCAATTCTAATCCAGTCTCTTTACAGTGTTCAGTGATGGCCTCAAGATATGTGTAATCTGTGTTGGCCACCAGTCTCTCTATCTGTAAAGAGAACTTGAGCATTTCATCTTTGGTTGGCATCAGAAATTAACTTTTATTTTGCTACCAGTGCTGCTTGGTAGTTCTGCCGACCACGATTGAAATTGTTGAGTAGTCTGATCTGGTATTGTATCATTCGTTGTGCCACTGAATAGCCAGTTGTTATTTGGTATGTTACTGAAATCATATTCTGATTGTTCACCAAGAGTAACTGGACTCTCTTCTTTTTCGAATGGCACAACATCAATCATACCATCAATTTGATAACCACAGCCTTGTAAAAAATCACGGAATCTATCAAAGATGTCACCAAGATACAAGGCATTGCAATTCATTTCTAAGTCTCTTTCACCTTCAGCAGAATGAAAGCGAAACATGAATGTGTGGTTGTCATTATCAAAATCCATAATATAATCTCCGTTTATTTACGATTAGCAGCGTGTGCAATACAAACAATATCATCACTCTTGGCATATGAACACCGTACAGTCAATGGGTCAATACCTTTTGCAATAGCGTTTTCAATATTTGCTGCCATTAGTTTACGGTCATTCAAACCATAAAGACATATCGCAGCAACGATTGAAAGTAGAACCAAAGTAACCGAAACTGTGGTTATACTACTCAATCCCTTCTCCATCATCTTCTCCTTTTTGCTTGATAAAATACTCATGAACTCTTCTTTGCCTTATTGTAGAATAAATGTCTGCCGATTTGAGCAGTGTACCTCATATTATTCCAACCAGGTTTTACATAGTCTGCATGAAAGAACAATGCACCTCTTGTTGGATCTTTGAACTTTTCAGTATAAAGATAGAACGCCAATGCTAGTTCAGTTACACTATTATACAACGAATTACTCTCTAATGTCAAGAGTCCTTTTCTCATCATATCCTTAGGACGATTTTCACATACCCATGAGAATTGACAAACGGTGCCAACTTTTTGTTTGACTACACCACAATATGTGTCAGGAAATACACCTGATTGCATTCGATTGTGTGTAACAAATGCTACGGCAATTTGCCCAAGTCTTGGTTCTAGTCCTGCTTCAAAATACATGTTCTGTGCAAGACATTCAACTTCCGATCTTGCTTGTGGTGATAAATCTTCCAGTTGAACTTTCGGCTGAACTGGTATACTGATTTGTGCTGCTGCATGACCAACATATACAACAAATGCTGCAAAGATACTACAAAGTAATAGTGTGATGTAACGCATATTTCTCCTTTTTAGTTAGAGATGTGCCGAAGCACACCCGTTCCCGTCAGGCAGTTTTTTTGCTTTGTGTTTTTTCTGCTGAAATATTTGAAACGAATCCATTCAAGGCTTGTGCCTTGGCAATGATTTCGCTTTCTGAGGGATATGGTGGAAGTGCTGGATGGTCAGGTATTGCTTGTCCGTTTAGTTTAGCGGACTCCACCTTTACTTGCCAGTCGTGGCTAAGTTGATCACGCTTACCATAATACTCTTCGGTAAGCATATCTCTTGCCATTTTTAGAAGTTCAAGACGAATCTCGAACGGTGTAAGATTACTCATAATTACTCCTGTGTGTTGTGTGTTTACTGGCGGGTTGTGTGTAATGCCAGTACACTTATTTAGTTATTTTAATCCCAAAGGCCACGGTAGTATTTGCCAAACAAACGAAAACCGTTATCCATGCGATCATAAACTTTGTTCATACCATCATAGTCACATTCATATGTGTGATTGGGACCATTTACCATTTGTGACAATTTGGGATTATCTTCACATGGCACAAACTGCATATCGATATGACCAGAACGATATGCTTCTTCCCATGAGTCATCAAGCAGATGTTCAAAGGCAAAAATCATTTCATTCAACACCCATTCCCAACGACGATGTGTGATATCCCAAGATTCTTTTTCATATTGTTCATCACCTTCAAACTTAAAACTGAATTGTGATGAATCATTTTCATAACCAACGATACGTAGTTCTTCTGGCACATCTTCAAGATCAACCATAGGTGAACCATGTTTTGTTGCTTGAAGTTGTTTGAGCATCGGCAAAATAATATTTGCTAATGTGTGATCCATTGACCAAGTATCGTACTTGTCAATACGCACTTTGATTTTGCGTTCTTTGTGACTTTCTATCCACTGACAAAACTTAGTTAGCCAAGAATCATTACCATTCTTATCTTCGGCCAACCATGTACCAAAGTCATGAACCCAATCAGGATGTCGTTTGAATCCATACTCATCAGGTACTTTTTTTACCCAAAAGCAAAGCAGTTCTGCTAATTGATAAGGACCAAACCAGTTTGTATAAGGACCAATGTAAACACGCATAATGTATCTCTGAATTTGATGTGGGTTGTTTTGGTAATAAGGTACAACCCACTTAAACCCCAGCAAGGCTATTTAAGCAGCCATTGCGTAGTAATTATCGTTTGCAGATAATTTATTTGCTTGATTTACAGTCATCGCCTACTGTGTTGCCTTCTCCACTATCTCACCCTGTCGAAACCAGGTCTAGCCCATCAGAAATGTCCTGCTGTTCACAGGTCGGGAATTCCAATCCTCAGAGTCTTGTTAAACTTTTACATATCACCCTAAACAACACTTCTGGTGGACTAGGGCGGAGTCGAACCGCCGTCCAGAATGCCTTCACTTTGAAGGAGTTACAACAATTCTTTCAACTGGCACACAACGTGCCACGATATAATCTCTGTGTCGCACAATCGTACTTGCCACTTCTTGGCACTGTTCAAAATTCTCAAATGTTTTCCATTGTGATTCTGTAACTGAACCTGAAATGATGACCGTTACAATTAATGCGTAAAACATTAGTCTGATACTACAATGAATCCTTCTTGTTGCATTTGTTTATGAAATTCATTTTTCTTCATAGCATACCAACCCCAAGAACCAAAAAATGTTGTGCCTGGATTTGGTCCTTGTTCTCTCAAGTACGCATCAAGTTTTTTATCGTATTCTTTTTCAGTAATTTGCATATCACACCGTTGTAAATCTTGCTGAACCTTTGCTCGTTCTTCCTGGCTTCAACGGCTTATCAGACTTTGGTTTTGTTTCTGTTTGAAATGGTGCATGTGGCTTATTGAAAGCCATCTTGCCTACATTCTCTGTCTTGCCGTGACCTGGGAATCCTGTTTTGTTTGTTCCGTGTAAGGTCGCTGTTTTTCCATCATGATGTAAGATTGAGTCTTGATTATAATGTTCTCCATGTTTCTTGATATCATGGAGCAACTGTTTGCCGTGTTCATCTCCTTTTCCCTTTGCATGTACCAAAATAGACTTCTCTTTACCACCTTCCCAATGACCTTCAACATCTTTGTGAGTGTAGCCTTGTGCAGTCAGTTTCTTTTTCAGTTCTTCGTGATTCTTTTTGTTTTGTTCCGGCGACACTTCATCATGAGGTCGCTGTGATGAAAGAATCGCATAATGGCGACCTTCTTCCGCATGTTTAGCTAACCTTGCTAATGGATTGCCTTCATCTAATTGTGTATGTTGTTTGAATGATAGCATAGTGCCTCCGAC